TTACTGCCCCCCAACCACCGGCACTACAGATATTTTGCGGTTATATCTTGCAGTCTGCGAAGCATTTTTGTGGCCTGATATTTCCTGTTTCTCATGCAGCGTTCCTTCCAGATCAGATATCCCTTTAGCTTTCAAATCATGGAACGTGAAGTTAAATTCGAGCTCAGGAAATTTTTCTGCGGCTAACTTTTTCGCCTTCATCCACTGAGCATTAAAGGCATCACGCGTATAACGAGAACCAGACTGCTGGTGGATCACGTAAAGGCTCACCATGCCACTATTTAAAGGCAGAAATTCAGCCAGTGTTATCGCATTTGACAGGCGCACTGTCCACGCCTTGATTTGACTCACTGCGGTCTTGCTTTGCTGAATTAGAATCCCTTCATCCAGTATCTGACTCTTTTTAAGATCCAGAATGTCTCCCTGGCGCGCGCAGCATAAATAGGCCAACTCCATCGCAATTTTCACAGGCACCGACGAAACACTGAACAGTGCATCATATTCTTTGTCCGTCACGTACCGTGTGCGCGCCTGCTCTTTAAACTGCTTCACACCCTGGCATGGATTCATCTTCACTTTGCCGCGCTCATATGCCCACCTGAACACCCTCGACATAAAAGCTTTCTCTCGGTTCGCCTGAACCCTGCTCTTAACCCCCCTCTTATCCATATACTTTCTTATGTGCTCTGGCTTGATGTTCTCTGGTTTCATTTTGCCGAAAACGACATTTACCTTTGAACCATATTTCCGGTAATCCTTTCTGGTTTCTGTTGCCAATTCATGGAAGTCACCAGAGTTAAAAAACTCTTCGCATAGAGCATGGAAGTTGGAACCAACCTTGATATCGTTGATGAAGTTTTCATACGCTGCCCAGACCTGAGCCTTAGTGAGATCGTGGTTGCACAATCTCACTGTTCTTCCGTCAGGCGTTCTGAACTCATAGGCAGATTTGCCCCTGCGAACGCGGGGCGGCATCCAGTTATCTTCTGGGTTTTTGCGGATTCTGGGCATTACATGTCCTTAAAGTTTGGTTCTTCTTCCTCTGGATTGCTCACTACCAGTTTCAAGCCAGCAGGATTTGTTACATGATCCCATGTAATTCCTGGTCTGCCGTCTTTTCTTGGCACGAAAAACACACCGCTTTCTTTCAGCGCGCGGCACTGAAGGGAAGGGCGACGATAACCAGTAAGCTGATAGAGGTCATCAGGGGTAAGAAAACGTTGGCTTTGTCCGCTCATCGTATAGCTCTCCACATAACCGGCTGCACCCGGTAAGATATCAATTGATTTTCAAAACGCTAAAGGCCATGAATACCTCAAGAGAAAATCTTCTATAAAACTTGACGAATCCACAATAAAAAATATATGTCATTAATAACATAACCAATGTTGCTATAAGGTTGAAATGAGAGGTGTTAGCTGACATTAAATTTATTATCAATGTGCATAAAGCGACCCAAAAAAAGATTAAAAAAACCAAGCAGACGTTCCTGCAAAATCCATATAAAGCAACGTAGTTTTGTATTTTTGGTTGGTGATTGGAGGAGTATTCATAGGAATAATGGTAGGCCAGTCTAAACAGATCCCCTTGCAAGGCATAACTAGTTTTCAGTTGATTCAAATCAACTGAAAATATCTTTATATATGAGTTTGTTAGCTTGTCCCATAGGGGGGTGGCTAATTCCTTAGTAAGCTCCCGAGAATAAAGTTTGTTAAAAGTAATTATGTCAAGCAGCCAGATTGGGCATAGTATGGTTTTAATTATAAAATATTTTAACTTTCTCCCCCAGCCTTTTTTAACTTCATCTTTGAACTCATTATTTAACTCCCAAAACAGATAAATTGAAGGATATTGTAATGTATCATTCATGTATTTTTCCACTAAAAAAGCGGAGCAAATGGCAATTGCATGGCCAATGATGTACGCAAGTATAACGATTGAAGAGTATCCTAATAAACTAAGAGTGGATTCTTGTGCAATTGCTGCTTTCTTTAATTGAATGATTACATCCCAATCCAGAGTGATTCCGCAAAAATATAAAACATATAAAAATAACCCTCCTGGTATAAGATAGCCAAGAAAATCATATAATGAAAATGGGTTCTGGTTCATTTCTTTTCCCTTAGAAGTGGTAACTTACACAGTACGATATTATAAACGATCTCTCAAAATGAGTTTATCAACTATTTTTTTGTTTGAACTGCGTTGTATGCGTCCGATTGATTTATTCATAACCGATCCATGCCCGGTGGGACGCGGTATGGCGTTTTTAAGCAACGTATTCGCCTCAGTAAGAACTGCATCTTCGTCGCGCACATTTTTTAATTCCAAAACAGCAACCTGTACTGCATAAGCGAACATGGCGACAGAGCAGTCACCTGCTTTTTCACTATCACGCTGCATGTTGACTGCAACAGTCATCAGTTCATCCAACTGTTCGCCGGTCATTGATTTATTTGCTGTCATGATTATTTTCCTGCTGCAGTTTGTGTTGCTTAACGAAGTGGGCCACTGCTTTTGACTGACTTGTGACGACCCCATTCAAGATGACGTTCTTGCCGCGATAGATTTGCGCGGTGCCGATCTCAATGCCTTCCAGTTTCACGAAAAGCGTTTTGCCTACCACCTCTGTTTCAGGCACTGGCTGTGAAAGGCGGTATGTTTCACGCGCTTCCGCTATCGCTTTGTGCTCGTCCATAATGGCCAGCGCTTCAGCAAGGGCAGTTCCTTCAAGAGTGAAAACACCTTCATCACTGATCGTGGCCTGAGCCATAAGCTCAACGAAACGGCGCGCGTTCTTTACGCTGAGTTCAGGAGCGATAGAACTGCGGGTAACTTTCGTTTTGCCTTGGGCAGCCGCTACAGCCTTATCGTGCTGGAGAACTTTTCCTGCCTGTTCGCCATACTCCATAACGCGATCAACCGCGACATCGACTGACACCGCACCGGATTTAACTTCCTGCTGAACGTCATGGTTAGCCGTGCTCAGAAGCAGCAACTTCTCTACCGTGGCCACTGACTTATTGACCAGTTTTGCGATCTCGCTGGTGGTCTGATTGAAGGCGTTATGCAACTCCTGAATAACTGCTGCCTGTTCCATATCAGAGAGTGGCAGTTGGTTGTTACTGGTCATGATGCGCGCCAGGCGCTGCACATCGTTACCGTTAAACGGCATGATGTGGATGCGGTCTACTGGCTTACCAGCTTCAGCACAGCGTGCATAGCAGCGACGACGGCGGTGACCTTCAACAACCCATACACCACCTTCATCACGGGCTATAACCTCAATTGGAGGAACAGCACCACCATTCATCAGGTACTGGAAAAGATCATCATCTGCCAAGCGGGTGCGCTCGTCGTCTTCACGTTTGTTGAACCCTTCACGCACATGAATTTGATCGAGGCTGATAAACATCCCGGTATCGGTACGCTTGATGGTTCCATCACGGGTCATTTGCTTGAATGAGTTAGCCATTAGAGAACAATCTCCCTATTCATGGAAATGACAACAGGAGATAGCTCACGCAGTTCTCGCTGAGCTTCCAGCAAGTGGATATTGGTAGGCGTTTTGGTGTGGCGCTCTTCGATACGGTCACACTCTTTGGCCCAGCTGGTGACATCCTCACGCAGCGTAGCGTTCTGCTCCGCCAGTTCCTTCCGCTGTGCGATCGCTTCACACAGCGCGACGCTGGTATAGTCAAGGCGGTTAGCCAGTTCGGTCACAATGCCGCTATAAGCTGGCGGGAGGAGAGGGGCAGCTTTACGTGCTGCGCTGATCAGTTGATCCCGGGTCATTCGTGGTTGTAACTCGGCGTCGTTTAGTGTGTTTTTCATGGTTCGTTTCTCCGTGATATATGCGCTCTGCACAGCGCGAAAAATCAAAAATATAATTAAAGATTTTGTCTTCATTTCCGATTATATTTTTGTTCTCTCTTATTCTTTAAGATAACAATAAAGGTTGATGTAATGTTTAAGAAAAGACTAGAAGTTCCATTTGAAGGAAATGATCAATACTATGATGGTATTAGAGGTGTTTTTATGAGCTTTATTTGTTCAATTTTAGGTGTAATCCTTTATGCTGTTTTGTTGGGTAAATTAACATGGAGTAATTTTAGCTATAATACAATGATTACACTGCTTAGCTGTTTATTTGTCTGTTTTTTGATGTGGGGGATGTCCTTCATAAGAACTAATAGAGTACTGATTTCTTTAGCAGATCCTACTCCACGCCCAAGAGTGGCTGGTTTTATCCTGATCCTCCTATACATAGTTATTGGTACCTTTTGCGCTCTTCTATTTGATGCTTTAACTATGTTAGATAACCCCTTAACTACAGCTGATGATTTTTGGAAAACATTTAAAGCATTTCTTATCACCTCGGGATGTCTGTTCATTTTTCTATTTATTTTTGGCAATTACGCTGTAAATAATGTTTCCCCGTTGAAAGCGTCAGAATAACTTTTTGTTAAAGAGCTAAGCGTCCAGCGGGGCGCTTTTATTCCATTGGTTCTATCCTCGTCTCTTCCGAGGTGTCACACGTGATCGCCACGCTGGTGAAACGTCTCTGGCTGCCGTTCTTGCCTGGCTTGCACATTCCGGCTACCCGCTGGATCTGGATACTGAAAGGAATCCCCGGACCACTGCTGCACATGTGCCATATACCGTACTGCTGCCCTACCGCTGGGTTTAAACATCATCACCCCGGCGCATAATAAGTATCACCAGTAGTAATAAAATAATCAACACCTTTAGTGATAAAAATATCACTCTTAGTGTTAACTCCATGAAAAATAAGGTGAAAAAAGATGCAAAAAAAAGAGCCGTTTGGCTCCTTATTCGAAGATGTTTTCAGGCCATTGGGCTTTAACAACTTTGCCAATTATCCGGCAATTTTCATTACATTCAATGGCTTGATATCGTGGGCTTGGGTTGAGTGGTTCTAGCCAGGGTCTACCATCTTCACGAACAAATCTTTTAAACGTGACTTCTGAATCATTGAAAATACCAGCAACACAAAAATCACCAGCCTCTACCGGCTGCTCGGGGTCTATAAGAATGAGCATCCCTTCAGGAAAGCTTGGTTTTACGCCTGGCGGGGCTGTCATTGAATGCCCGGAAACCTCAAGCCAAAAGGCTGAATCACTGGCTTTTGCAGTAGTTGAAACCCATTCTTTAGCGTCACGCTCAGTATATGTACTCACAGGACAGAATGATCCGGCCTGAACCTCCGTTAAAAGAGGGTACTCATATACCGAAGATTGACTTCTTCCGTTTGCAATGGCTTCGAACATTGCTGATATCTCAGCAGCAAGGGAGGGGCTGAAATCATCGACTTTCACACCAAGAATCTTGGCAAACTGTGCTGCATGAGTTGCATTAATAGCGTTTGTCCCATTCAGCAACTGCGCTACACCACTCTGACCCATCCCCATTTGTTCAGCCAAAGTCTCCTGTGAGAGTCCGAGAATTTTTTTCTTGGACTCAAAAATTGCTTTCAGCCTGCTGGCATCGGCGAGTTGTTCGGCGGTTAAAGGTTTCTTTTTCATTCTCATAATTTATCACCGCAGGGCATAATCACCAATCACCGCTAGTGTTGACATAGTTATCACTAACAGTGATACTTATTTTGTGCATTCCACGAGGAAAACCAATGAAGATTATTCCGCTATCTGAATATGTTTTGGAAAACGGTCAGGCCAAAACAGCTGAGGCTCTTGGGGTATACCAAAGTGCTATCAGCAAAGCCCTAAAGCGTAATCGCCGGGTAAACATCCTGGTTAAGGAAGACGGGAAAATTGAAGCTGAGGAAGTACGACCATTCCCTAACAAAATCAAACCTGCTGATCCTGAAGCCGCAGTAACACCGTAACCCAGCGAACAGCCTTACGTAACTACCAAAGGAAAAACAACATGGTAGAGCCAAGCTTGAAAGAAGTAGTTAAAGCGATGTGCAAAGCATATCCAGGTGGCCGTGAGGCTATGGCCGGTGCTCTTGGCATGTCCGTTACGCAGTTCAACAACAACCTGTACGAGAAGAATGGCTGCCGCTTTTTCGAAGTGAACGAACTGGAAGCGATGGAAGACATTTCAAACACATATCTCCTGGCTGATTACTTCGCGCAACGTCGCGGCGCTTTGCTGGTGGATGCTCCCAAGTTGGAAGACCTCGATCGCGTAGACCTTTTTACCCGAGCCATGAGAACTGCAGCAGCACGCGGACAGGTTGATCAGATTATCCAGAAGGCCTTGGAAGACGGAGTGATAGAACCGCATGAAGCTGAAGAGATTCACGAGCATCACCGCCGCCATCTGGCAGCGCGTGAAGAAGAAATCCGCGCGATTGTCGCGCTGTTTAGCCGTAAGCAAAGCCAAAAGAAGTGACGCCAGCGGGCGTGCAGGCCCCTGGCGTCTTGGCGTGTCGTATTCAGTGGAGAAACTAACGCATGAACAGTTTAAACCGATTGAGACCAGCGAAGCAATTCAGATGCCTGCCACTGGTGGGAAAAGACTCCCCGTTCGGCTATGTGGAGAGATTAAAAGACCAGCATGGTGAGAACAACTACCAGCCTGAGAACGCGATGGTAGAGGCTTTTACTCAGATGAACGAGAAGGGGCGTGAGGAATGGCTGAAGTTGACCGGCGATTCAGAGACCACAGAGGCATCCCCGTCCACGTCGTCAGATGGGAGCCACAGACTCGACGCGTTATATACCTTCGCGAAGGGTACGCTCATGAGTGCTTCAGCCCTCTTGAGCAATTCCAGCGTAAATTTACAGAGTTAAAGGACGACCATGAGCCTGTTGATGCCATCCCGGCCGATAGTGATTAACCCTGACCTTGCATGCAGCATTGGCCTGAATGAGGCCATTGCGTTGCAGCAGGTGAACTACTGGCTTAAAGAAACCACCTCCGGACTGGAGCGTGACGGCGTGCGCTGGATTTACAACACCAACGAGCAGTGGCTGGAACAGTTTCCGTTCTGGTCTGAGTCTACTCTGAAGCGCACATTCACCCGCCTGAAGAACCTCGGCGTGCTCAAAGTTGAGCAGCTAAACAAGTCTCAGCGCGACATGACGAACTACTACACGATCAACTACGAAAGCGAGCTTTTAGATGAGGTCAAAGTGACCAAATCGAAGAGTTCAAATTGCACTCTTCCATCAGGTCAAAATGAACCGATGGAAGAGGTCAAAGTGGAACGCTCCATCGGGTCAAAACGAACCGCTCTCATCAGGTCAAATTGCACTGATGTTCTTACAGAGAATACAACAGAGAATACTACAGATATTAAAAACCCTATTTGTCCGGTTGCGCCGCAACCAGACGGTGATGTGTTGATCACCGATCAGGCTAAACAGGTTTTAACCCATCTGAACCAGGTGACAAGTTCGCGTTATCAGGTTTCAACAACCTCCCTGCAAAACATTCGTGCCCGAATCGGGGAAGGTTACACCGTTGAAGAGTTATCGCTGGTGGTGGACTACTGCAACGCCAAGTGGAGCGAAGACCTGACGATGGCGGCCTACCTTCGACCACAGACGCTTTTCCAGCCGACCAAATTCCCAGGCTACCTGAAGTCAGCGACCAGCTGGCATAAAGCTGGCCGTCCACCGCGTGTTAACGGTGAGTGGGTCCGTGAAGATGGGGTATTCCGGTCCAGCTTCCAGAACACTGACTACAGCAAAGTCCCGGCAGGTTTCAGAGGAGCTAACTCATGATGGAATTAACGCCGCGTCAAGTGAATGGCGGAAGGGTAGAAATATCTATAACCAAACATCAACCAGCAATGGGGGTAATTAGGTGAGAGCCATACTGACACCTGAAGTTGCGCCAATGTCCGGGGTTGTGTTGTTCCGCCCAGGCAACGAGCTGCTGTGGCTGTTTCGTCGTGGCCGGGTGGTGATTGAAACTCCTTCGGAAGCTATCCAGCATCTTCCATCTGGTCTGATTCCTGAAGCACACCAGCCACTGACAGATGATGTCAGTATGCAGAAGCTTTTCCTGAACGAGAGAGTTATTCAGCGTGCTGGTGGGCTTAGCAGTCTTGATGCCTGGCTGGAGCGTAAATTCGAATGTCAGTGGCCCCACAATGAATGGCACTCAAAGGACTTTACGGTGATGCGTCACGCCCCCGGAAGTATTCGCCTTTGCTGGGGATGTGATAACCAGTTGCGTGAACAAACGACTGAAAGACTGGCAGGAATTGCCATGCAGAACCTAGTAAAATGGGTGCTCGAAAGGGTGAATATTATGCTGGGCTTTAGCGCAGACCACACCCTGACGCTGCCGGAGTTCTGCTGGTGGATGGTACGTAATGACCTGGCTGACCTTATTCCTGAATCAGTGGCGAACCAGGCACTCAGTATTAAGCCTGAATCGCACAGTTCCGTGATGCGTGAAAGCGACATTGTTCCGTCATTACCGGCTACTGAAATCCTCCAGGAGAAAGTTAAGAAGATTGTCTCGGTGAAGGTCGATCCTGAATCACCGGAATCTTTCATGCTGAGGCCAAAGCGCCGCCGCTGGGAGAACGAGAAGTACACCCACTGGGTGAAGTCGCAGCAGTGCAGTTGCTGCAATAACCCGGCAGACGACCCTCACCACCTGATAGGCCACGGGCAGGGTGGAATGGGTACCAAAGCGCACGACCTGTTTGTGATACCGCTGTGCAGAGCGCATCACGATGAGTTGCACGCTGATCCTGTGGCATTTGAAGCGAAGCACGGCGACCAGTTGGTGCTGTTGTTTCGGTTTTTAGATCGTGCGCTGGCAATCGGTGCACTGGCGTAAGTGGAGACGCAACATGATCAATCCTTCAGAAGTTGGCAAATCCAGCGAGATGGTTCGCCTTCGCACTCTAGAAAGCATCTGGGTACAGGGAAAGCTCCGCATGTGGGGCCGCTGGTCTTATATCGGTGGTGGCTCTGGCGGAAACATGTTTAACCAACTGCTGGCATCCGGGAAAATCACCAAGACAGCAATCAACGATGCGCTGCGTCGAATGAAGAAATCCGGCATCACTAAACCTGAGCTGGAAGCTTACTTGCGCGAAATCCTCGAAAGCAAAAACAAAAGCGGCCTCGCGTTCTGCTCAGACGAAGAGGGGCTAAAGGTTGATGGTGTTATTGCATCGGTCCTGATGAATGATGAATATCGTGGACTCTATAGCGTTATCGTCGACCGTCACCGACTCCGCAAGAGCAAACTGCAGATGGCTAACGAGCTTAATGCAAAACATCCTGACTGGACCCTCATCACATGCCGCCGCCGAATCGACACATGGATAAGTTTGGCAGAATCGATCCTGTACACTCCACTTTGTGACGCGTTTGGCTCAAATGGCGACAGATTTAAGTTGCATGGTGAGCAAGGAAGTGCTTAAATTGTGGTAAGCTCGGGGCGTTAAAGCGAACTGAGCAACAAACAAATGAAACCCGCCAGCAGTGCGGGTTTTATAATTAATGAGAAGTATATATCTGAATTTAATGTTGAAATGTGATTAAAATAAACATCCCAAACTTTCGCTATTGGAGAACGGAATGTTTATAAACTATGATGCAATTTTAGACAGAAAAAGGGAATTTGATGATAAGACTGCTGCAAGAAAGCATAAGTTACAGTTAGACGCTGAGGAGTTTTTGGAGCAGCTAAAAGTTTCGCTTCAGCTTCCACAACATGTACCTGTTGATCCTAGTGGTATGTCTCTTTTTTACGTAGGTTCGTGCATCAAGAATGATAATGGTTTTGTTAGCACACCCATTTCGGCGCTGCAACTTGATGAAGACTATGTATTGAGCTTCTACGTGGGGCTCTTAATTAATTCAAATGTTATCGGCGGTGAATGGATTTTTGTTCCGGTTGAGTTAAGGTATGAAAATAGCAACCTAATATTCAGCGCTGGCCAAAAACATGCCCATATTGAAATTCTACCTAACCCGAGTCCAAATCGATTTCTTGATGCACTAGATCACTTCAAACAGTATTGCATCGACGAAGTAAGTGACGAGAATTTGGAATAAGTTAAAAATAGTATTAAGACTGGAACTAACTGACTTGAAGAACTAGAGGCTGCCTACAGGCGGCCTTTTTTTATTCCCCTCATTCTGAGAGGACTCACGGCAATAAGAGGGGGCTTAATGTCCGATCCTGTTTCTGGCACTACGGTAGCGGCTGGTGGTCTGATGGGGGCCAGCATGTTCGGCCTGGCAACCGGCATAGATTACGGTGTGGTATTTGGTGCATTCGCTGGTGCGGTGTTTTACGTCGCTACGGCGGTTAATATCAGCCGCCTTAAGCTGGTGGGCTACTTCATCACCTCATTCATCTTCGGCGTTATCGGCGCGCCACTGCTTGGCTCTTACTTCTCCAAATGGACGGGGTATAGCGACAGGCCACTTGATGCGCTGGGTGCGGTAATCGTAGCCGCTATTGCTATTAAGCTGCTGACGTTCGTCAACAGTCAGGATTTGGGTAGCCTGTTTGGGATTCTCTCACGTTTACGTGGTGGAGGGGCCAGCAATGGTAACAAGTGATCCGAGTGCGATGGTGAATGCCCTTATCTGTGGGGTGATAGTCCTTGCTCTTATGTTCTACCAGCGCGGCGGGGCGAGACATCGCCCTCTGATATCGCTGATGGCTTATTTCACGGTGCTGGTATACGCCAGCGTCCCTTTCCGTTACCTGTTCGGCCTGTACCATGAATCACATTGGTTCGTGGTGCTGGTGAACGTCTTGATATGCGCCGCCGTTCTCTGGGCTAGGGGAAACGTAGCACGCATCATTGACGTCCTGAGGCATTCGCATGAGCAAAGACGAAATTTTTAATGCCATTCTCGGTAAAGAGGGCGGCTACGTTAATCACCCTGACGATAAGGGTGGTCCAACTAACTGGGGGATCACACAAGCGGTAGCTCGCGCCCACGGATTCACCGGTGATATGCGAAACCTGACCCGTCAGAAGGCGCTGGATATCCTGACCGCTGACTACTGGACAGGGCCGCGCTTTGACCTTGTTTCTGATGTGTCTCCAGCCATTGCCGCCGAACTGTGCGATACCGGCGTAAACATGGGGCCATCGGTTCAGACCAAATGGTTTCAGCGCTGGCTGAACGTGTTCAACATTCAGGGCACGCTCTATCCCGATCTGATTGCAGATGGTTTTATCGGTCCGCGAACTATCAGCGCACTAAAAAGCTATCTTTCCCGGCGAGGAAAAGAGGGCGAGCTGGTTATGCTCCGGGCACTGAATTGCAGCCAGGGCCAGCGTTATCTGGAACTGGCAGAACAGCGCAGCGCGAATGAGACGTTTGTTTATGGCTGGGTAAAGGAGCGGGTGGCTATATGACGCTTGAGATGATCACCGGACTCGTTGTAGCTGTATTTGCTGCTATCGCTGCCGCGTTTGGCTTGGGTCATTCACGCGGCACCAGCAAAGCGGAAGCGAAAGCCGACCAGCAGCGCACCGAAGATAACGCAGCGGCCACGGTCGCAGCAGCAGAACGCCGGGTAGAGACAACGAAAGAGGCCAGCAATGTACAGCAGACTGTTAACCGCATGCCTGATGACGATGTTGATAGCGAGCTGCGTGACGCGTGGAAGCGTCCCGGTGGTGGTTGATACCGCCTGTGACTGGGTAAAGCCAATCTACCTGACCGATCATGACATTGAAGTTATGGACCGCCAGACGAAGAAAGACATCCTGGCGCATAACAAAGCGTGGCAGGCGAACTGCCATAATGAAATCAGAGCCTCGAATTAGGGATGAAGACATGGAGGCTCATATCGAAACAACTATATGCCTACTCCAGCCGCGCCTCGATAAGTATCGCTGGTTGGCTTACTACAATTCCGTAAGGTAAAATGCTCCGATTAAGTGTTTTATTGTCAACATTTGCGACTAAGCTTTGATAGTACTGATTGTAAATTTACTTGTGGACACTTAATATCACATCCAATTATTGGGCGTATAAGGATGTGACAGTGATACCTTCTTTTTCTGTTTCAGGTGTTTTACCGCCATTTGTTGGGAATGATCCAACTTTTCCAGCTGCGCAAGCCCCTTACCGTACTTCTATGACTGAAGTGGTTCAACGGTTTTCCTTCAATCTTGAGCGTATCGCAATACTTGAGGGCCTCTTCGATTACCGTGAAAAAATGCGTTCGTTAAATGTTACAGGATATCAATGGCTTGATGGTAGCTTTGTCGAGGACTGCGAGAACACACGCAACAGACCGCCAGCAGACATTGATGTTATAACTTTCGCATATCGTCCTATCAATCAAGATGGCCATTATCTTAATAAAGATGATTTTGAATTGCTCACTGACCAGCATCCTGAATTGTTTGATCCTGATGACGCAAAGGACACTTACAAATGCGATGCTTATTATGTTGATTTCAACCAAGCTCCACATTCACTAGCTAGTTCAGTAACTTACTGGTGTAACTTGTTCTCGCACTCAAGAATTAACAACCTTTGGAAAGGTATCATACAAGTTGAACTTAATGCAGACGATACTGATGCTAAAGCTATACTTAGTGCCAAGAAGCAAAGCTTACTTGCTGTGAATGTAGGGGGGGATAATGCTTAAAAAACTCGAAATGGATACCCTTAAGGCAGAAATTTCTTCGCTTGATATTTTGATAAATGACAGAGCGGAGCATGACCCTATTGGGGCAAAGCAATTTATTAAAAGAAAAAATAAGTTGCTTGAAAAACTTTCTGGCTTAGCTGAGGAAAATATTACACTGGCTAGTGTGGGTTTATTCTTTGGTGGAAATCCAGTATTTGGATCCAAAGGTATCGATTCTCATTTCGCTAGCTCTATTTTGGATAGATTTCAATCCATAGTTAATAAACGCTATGCTTTTCTTGAAAACGGTTCGCTTTCTGCAAGAGGCCCTATTAGAAATAGCAGCAACGCAAAGCTAATGATTACAGATGTTGCAAGGGGATCATTTGGTTTTGTTCTTGAAGAAAGCCCCAAAGAGTCCTTGCTTGAAGTTGACACAGAGCTAAAGCATGTTGTTGAAGACGTGACCAGCATCCTAAATAAAATATCCTCTGCAGAGATTGAAGTATTTGATGAGGTGTTTGAAGATTTAGATGAGCGAACACTTAACGATATTAGGGCATTCTATGACGAATTATTTAATGCAAAAGCAACGCTTAAAGTTGTTGATGACCAATCTGAATATATTCTTTCACAGGATAAAATAAGCGCTGCTAAAAGTAGAATGGAAAGAGTACGAATTTCAGAGGAAAGATCTATTGAAATAGTAGGTCGACTTTACATTGTACCATTTGATAAAAGGTTTGAATTAAGGACTGCTGATGGAAATGAGCCTGTCAGAGGGAAAATAAGCAAGCAATTCTTTGAGGCTCATTCAACGGATCTCGATTCCCTTTTAGGGAAAGATTGGAGAGCAACACTTATTGCTAGAGATATTTTTTCAAATGACGTCTTGATGAATACAAAATTTACTCTTGAAAATATTAGTTAATAATTATTACATTCAGCTTCGATGAAATACCTTTCAAGCCTCGCAATAGCGGGGCTTTTTGCTAACAGGGGATAATTAATGACCGTACGTGCTAAATTTCTCTGCCAATCAATTCAGAAAGCAGAAGATGACTCATTTCGAACCATCCACATTAGCCCTGTTACTGCAGATACTATACACCTGGCGGACAGTTGACGATGCATGTCTCAAACCCAGCAGCATTCGAACAGTTCGAGCAGGGAAAAGAATACTTCCTCGACATTCAACCGGCGAAGAAGCCATTACAAAGCTCACCTGCTGGTGGGCTTGATAATGGCGTTAAATTGTCCATTACAAAAAAATCATTATCTTGGATTATTTTCTCATCAAATCAAGATGATATGAGTTTACCAAGTGCTTCTATAATTGGCCACGCAGTCCCTAGAATAGTCATGTGCTCAGCAGCTGAGGAGATGAAATTAGAGTATCTTTCTGCTGACTCTTTCTTATCAGTTACTTTCAATGAGTCGTGTAGTTTGGCAATCAATTCATGCTTAATAGATTCTTCTAAAGAAGAACTATTTATCTCTCTTTCTATCTCGACACGTTTCAACATTACATCTTTATCAATATGAATGTTATCACTCAGTGATAAGGTTTTTGCGCCAGCAATAGAAAATCCAGTATCTGCGCCCAAACTTTCGCACCCATGCATGGTTATGTGATCACAATCGACTATGTTGAATCCAACAGTTTTTTTATTGTCCATGGTTATTCCCTTTCTATTTCGGTTGGTCCTCGGAAAACATTCTGAGGACGAGAAATTTTAATACATCTGAAAAGAATCTTGGTTCTGAGAACAACTCATTTTATGGAGTTTCGATGCAGGTCACAATAGATGGTGTCCCGTATACACCTGCCTGCGCAATTTCATCGCGGATCGGCATCGTAATAACGACACACCAGCGCGCCGACGTTCTGAAACAAGCGCTTGAGCAGCATATGAAGCACCTGCCAGCCGGTGCGCTGGTGATGGTTGTAGATGATGGTTCGAAACCGGCCGCGGTAGGACCTGATGGTGTGCAGCTGCTTCGCCATGAAACATCACTCGGCATTGTTGCTTCGAAAAACGCCAGTCTGTCAGCCCTGATGGATGCCGGGTGCGAGCATCTTTTTTTATGGGATGATGATGCCTGGCCGATCGCCGATAACTGGCACCTGCCATATACCGAATCTCCAGAGCCGCACCTGGCTTATCAGTTTCTCGATCTGGCTGGTCCGCGAAAGATTAACGATATGACCGTTCTGTACCGGGATGATAAGCATATTGCTTACACCGGGCAGCGTGGTGTGATGTTGTACTACCACCGCAGCGCTATCGAGAAGGTGGGCGGTTTCGATCCGGTGTATGGCCGTGGAATGTATGAGCATCCTGATTTGGCGCTTCGGATTTATAACGCTGGCTTAACCTCATGGGCGTTTGCTGATGTAGTTGGCTCTGAAGAGCTGATTCATTCAATGGACGAGTACGAAGAAGGCGCGCGCAGCATACCGAGGCCAGAACGTGAAGCGCTCGATAAAAAGAACGCTGTGATTTACGGGCAGCGCCGGGATTCAGGATATACAGGCTACGCCGAATATAGATCTCAGCGCGACGTGGTAATAACAACGCTGCTTACCAGCCAGCCAGACCCGCAGCGCGGTACGAAAATGGCGGCCATCACTGACATGCTTACCAAGTGGGCTGCCTCGCTTCGAAATTGTGGCCGTATCGCGCTGGTGGATGAACTACAGACAGCACCGGCAGACGTTGAGCTGTATCGTGTTCCTGACGTGAAGATGAATATCTACTTCCGGCGCTGGCTGCATATCTGGCAGCACCTGCGCGATCACCCTGAATACCGGTTCGTATGGTGTACCGATGGTACCGATGTCGAAATGCTTCGCGCGCCGTGGGAAGAAATGCAGCCAGGCAAGGTTTATGTTGGGTCTGAACCGAAGACCTACGCCGACACCTGGGCAAAGCAGAATCATCCTGAGCGTATCTATCAGGAATTCATTGAAGCGCACCGCAACGATGTGATGCTTAACGCTGGACTGCTTGGCGGTACCCGCGATGATGTCATGGCGTTTGCTCACGGCATCATCCGTCTTTACTACCGGATAGAGAGTTATCGTTTCTGGAAGAAAGAACAGGCTGGCGCCGCAGTTGGTGACATGCTGGCGTTCGGCATTGTCGCGCAGTCATTCGCTGACAGGCTGATCACCGGCCCTCTGGTTCACACGGTGTTTAAAACTGATGGTATCGGTAAGGAGGCGGCATGGTGGAAACACAAGTGAAGTTTGCGGTTATCGGCCACCATTCCCGATATAAGCAGGCATCGCGTCTTGCTGGACTTCTAGGGGATGTACTGCTGATTGATAGTGGAGACCATGGCGCAAACTGGAATCATCGCCGCGCGCTTGAATGGGCATCATGGCAGGATTGCCGGGTAGTAATAATCGAAGATGACGCATTGCCTGTTCTAGATTTTATTGAGCAGGTTAGTGAATGGCTTAACCGCTTCCCGGAATCGCTGGTGAGTTTCTACCTGGGTACTGGCCGACCACCTCAGTATCAAATGCAGATAGCTGAGCGGCTGATTGTTGCTGATAAGACTCAGGCTGATTACATCACGCTACAGCGGCTGATACACGGCGTTTGCTATAGCGTACCCCCTCAGCATATTGAACGAGTGCTTTCTCGATGGGATAGCAGCAAGCCAGCTGATTATGCCGTTGGTGATGCCTATGGCGGCGCTGTGGTTTATCCGTGTTACTCGCTGGTGGATCATGCTGATGGCGAACCAGTTGAGAGACACCCTGACTCAGCGCCACGCACAGAACGCCGTCGGGCGTGGAGGTTAGCCTGATGCCTGCGTTAATACCGAGAGCATGCCGCAAGCGTGGCTGCCCTGGCACAACCACAGACCGTTCAGGCTATTGTCCCAGGCACCTTAACGAAGGCTGGCAGCAGCATCAGCGAGGACAGAGCAGGCATCAGCGAGGTTATGGCAGTAAGTGGGACAGGCTGCGCCCAATCGTTCTCGACAGAGATAAACACCTTTGTCAGGAATGCCTGCGAAATGGAAGGTATACACCTGCTGAGACGGTGGACCACATCACCGCCAAAACAAATGGGGGGACCGATGACCTCTCCAACCTCGAAAGCCTTTGCAAGCCCTGCCACAGGGCGAAGACAGCGGTCGAAAGACTCAAATGACATCAATTCTCATTTGAATCGACCGAGGGGGAGGGCGGGTTGAAAGTTCAGGAACGACGCGCCAAAGGACCGCCGCCTAACCTCTTTTCACATCGCCGCAGGTTAGAAAACTTTTTTAGGGGTCCCCCATTCGATGATTAATAGGAGTTTTCGATTATGTCTGGACCACCGAAAACCCCGACCCATCTACGTTTGGTGAGGGGTAACCCATCAAAACGCCCGATTAATGAAAACGAACCAAAGCCAGCTGCAGGGGTACCCCCAACGCCGAAGCATTTCGACAAACAGGGGAAATACTGGTTTAAGCGGATGGCCGACGAGCTCGATGCTATTGGTGTGATGTCCCAACTGGACGCCAGAGCCCTTGAGTTGCTGGTTGAGGCATATACCGAATACCGGCACCACTGCGACACACTTGAAATTGAGGGGTACACCTACCGGACCGAAACGCAGAGCGGGGATGTGATGATCAAGGCTCACCCGGCAGCCGTCATGAAAGCTGATGCTTGGAAACGTCTGCGCGCCATGCTCGGTGAATTCGGCATGACGCCTGCAAGCCGCTCTAAAGTGAATGCAAAAGGTCCTGATGCGGTTGACCCGCTGGCCGAGTTTATGAAAGCGAGGGATTAATGGCTAAGGTTGCAGAAGGCATCGGCTACGCCGAGAGGGTGGTGGCGGGAGAAATTATTGCCTGTGAGTATGTGCGCCTTGCCTGTCAGCGTTTTCTTGACGATCTGGCACACGGCGAAGAGCGCGGCATTTTCTTCAGTGAGCCGCGCGCGCAGCACATTCTGAATTTCTATAATTTTGTCCCTCACGTTAAAGGTGCGCTGGCAGGCCAACCTATTGAGCTGATGGACTGGCATGTTTTCATCCTGATTAATATTTTTGGTTTTGTTATCCCGCTGGTTAACGAAGAGACGGGGGAAACCGTCCTGCGTAACGACGGCAGCGGTCGGCCGGTGATGGTTCGGCGTTTCCGTACAGCAGATGTTGAGGTGGCCCGTAAAAATGCCAAATCAACACTTTGCTCCGGCGTGGGGCTCTATATGGCTGGCGCTGACGGCGAGGGCGGGGCGGAGGTTTATTCCGCTGCAACCACCCGTGACCAGGCGCGAATTGTTTTTGAAGACGCGAAAAATATGGTCAAGAAGGCGAAAGCCACTCTTGGGCGGATCTTCGAATTCAACAAGCTCGCTATCTACCAGGAGCAAACGGCCTCCAAATTCGAGCCTTTATCATCAGATGCGAACAACCTCGACGGCCTGAACATCCACTGTGCCATCGTCGACGAGCTGCATGCTCATAAAACCCGTGACGTCTGGGACGTTCTGGAGACGGCCACAGGCGCGCGCCTGCAATCGCTGCTTTTCGGTATCACCACCGCCGGCTTCAACAAAGAAGGCATCTGTTACGAACTACGCGATTACGCAATCAAGGTCCTGCGCGGCCTGGTTAAAGACGATACGTTTTTTGCCATCATCTACACCTTAGATGAAGGTGACGATCCCTTTGATGAAAAAGTCTGGCAGAAGGCGAATCCGGGGCTGGGTATCTGTAAGCGCTGGGATGACCTGCGCCGCCTGGCTAAAAAGGCGAAAGAGCAGGTTTCGGCCAGGATTAACTTTTTCACCAAACACATGAATATCTGGGTTACCGCTGAGTCTGCCTGGATGGACATGATGAAATGGGAAAAATGCGAGTTTATCGCCCCGCAGCACGAACTTAAAACCTATCCCTCCTGGGTGGGCGTTGACCTTTCAAACAAAATTGATATCTGTGCAGCCGCTAAAGTCTGGCGCGCGCCAGGTGGTCACGTTCATGCAGATTTTAAATTCTGGCTGCCGGAGGGACGCCTTGAGAAGTGTTCACGCCAGATGGCAGAGCTCTATCGTAAGTGGGCCGAGATGGACAAGCTGATCCTTACCGACGGGGATGTAATCGACCATGCTCAGATTAAGGAAGAGCTGCAGGTGTGGGTTGCTGGCGAGAGTCTGAAAGAAATTGGCTTCGACCCGTGGAGTGCGACGCAGTTCAGCCTTGCGCTGGCAGAAGAAGGGCTGCCGCTGGTGGAAGTGCCGCAGACGGTTCGCAATTTCTCTGAGGCGATGAAAGAGGTCGAAGCACTGGTATACGGTGGCCGCTTCCATCACAGCGATCACCCGGTAATGAACTGGATGATGTCCAACGTAACCGTCAAACCTGACCGGAACGAGAACATTTTCCCGAACAAGTCCACACCAGAGGCCAAGATTGATGGCCCGGCGGCATTGTTCACAGCAATGAGCCGCGTTCTGGTTAACGGTGGCAACGACCAGCAGGATCTCTCCGGATTCTTCAATAATCCCATCATGGTAGGTTTCTGATGAAAAAAAACAAACAGCCAGGCAGGGTGAAAAGCGCTCTGCTTAACTGGCTTGGTGTGCCTATCAGCCTGACTACCGGCACGTTCTGGGAGGAATGGTTTGGCACCAGCAGCAGCGGAAAGGTGGTCACGGCCGATAAAGCCATCCAGCTATCGGCTGTGTGGGCATGCGTAAGACTGTTAAGCGAGTCTATTTCAACCCTTCCGCTGAAAATATACGTTCGACAGCCTGACGGTTCGCGTAAAGCGGCAACCGATCATCCGGCCTATTCGATACTGTGCCGCCGACCCAATTTAGAAATGACACCATCACGCTTTATGTTGATGGTGGTCGCCAGTATTTGTCTGCGCGGGAACGCCTTCATTGAGAAGAAATTCATCGCAAACCGCCTGGTTTCGCTGGTTCCTTTACTGCCGCAGAACATGGTGGTTAAACGTCTCACTACCGGGGCGCTGGAATACAAATACACAGAAAACGGAAACGAGCGCGTCATTTCGGTCAAAAACATCATGCACATTCGCGGGTTCGGTCTGGACGGTGTTTGCGGCATGATGCCGATGAAGACTGGCCGGGATGTGATCGGTTCAGCAATGGCCGTTGAAGAGTCTGCGGCGAAAATATTCGAGCAGGGTCTACAGAGCTCCGGTTTTCTCTCCGCTGATAATGCGCTGACAGACGATCAACGTGAAAGACTTCGTGGCTATATGGCATCATTCACCGGCTCCAAAAACGCCGGAAAAATTATGGTTCTTGAAGGCGGCCTGAAATATCAGGGCGTGACCATGAACCCGGAAGATGCTCAGATGCTCGAAAGCCGCGCATTTAGCATTGAGGAGATCTGCCGCTGGTTTCGCGTGCCGCCTTTCATGGTTGGTCACACCACGAAACAAAGCAGCTGGGCATCCAGCCTGGAAGGCATGAACCTGCAGTTTCTGACTCATACCCTTCGACCGCTGCTGGTGAATATTGAGCAGGAAATTGGCCGGTGCTTACTCGACAGCGATGACGAAGTGTTTGCAGAATTCTCTGTTGAAGGTCTACTGCGAGCCGATAGTGCAGGTCGCGCGGCATACTATACCAGCGCGCTTCAAAATGGCTGGATGTCCCGTAATGACGTTCGTCGTCTTGAGAACATGCCGCCAATTGAAGGGGGCGATATTTACACCGTTCAGCTCAACCTGACGCAACTGAAAAATCTCGAAAGCAGCAACCCTGCTGTTCAGGCACTGGCCCTGCGAGAGCTGCATAACCACGTATTCCCCGATATTTCCTTTGAACAATCTCCGCTGAAACAGGCCGCTTAGGAGCACTTTCCTGATGAGCAAAAAACAACTTCCGGTAGCACCGGCGGGTCGCCCCTGCGCGCGCGTTACCTGTGAAACATTACCGTCCGCACTGGACCGCTGGGACGGCGGGATCAAAGCGGCGGCCACCGACGATAAC